ATCAATTCCCCGACTAGATCAAACGGCATAAATACTCCGCTGTTCTATTTTTTCGCCCTTAGTACAAGCGTAGGCCATTGCAAGTTGCATACCCCGACTCATCCCGCGATCAATGTAAAAGATTCGCGCATCGGCAGCTCGGCCCCATTCGAGCCCCGCGTCAATTCCCTTTTGTCTTTCCCCTGGATTATCGTCGTCAAGTATCCCCGGCTGAGTGTAAAGCAAGTGGGACGCTATAGGGGCCTCGCCACGGGATAGGCTGTCTTTAATGCAGGCCCGAGCGTATTTGAGATTAGCCTCAATGTCCCCCGCGTAGGGAGATTCAAGGATTACTAGGCGCATTACTCATCCTCGATTTCAGTCTCATCATAATCTCGCGCATGAGTCCACAAATCGGGGTCTTCTACATATTCACGGGCCTCGGCGAGATTCTTTACGGCCTGTCGATAATAACTAGGCTTTAATTCGATACCAATTCCGCGCCGCCTATTCGTAACCGCTCCGAACACTTCAGAACCAACTCCCATAAACGGAGTCAATACATTCTCGCCCTCGTTGCTCCACAATGTCACGGCCCGCTCTATTACGTCAAGCTGTAGCGGATGGACATGCTTTTCGTCCTCGGCGTCTCGCGCTGGCTTGTAGGGAAGCACGCGGTCAAGTCTAACATCATCCCAAAATGCGGAGGCGTACTGCCGCCATATCCAATGGCTAAACCTATTTTCGATCTGTTTCCCCGTCCATCCCTTATATGCCATAACATCATCGGGCATCTTACGCTCGCCAGCGTACCGCGTCAGCCCCTCGGGATGCGTTACCGGGATTTTATTCTCTCCGTTCTTGCGGAATACCAAAAGATAATCAGCGCTCGCAACCGTACATCTAGTGGAATCATCTACAATAGTTTTATGCGCAAGACTTTTGGTCATGGTCCGATTGCGTACCGTTAGCGGCTCTTTCCAAACATGATACCGGGCAACGTACTTAAAATCTAACTTGTCATGTAGCCGAATTATGTCGCCGGGGAAATCCATTAGATGATCATTCTTCCCATTATTAGATGATGGTACATCCATGCAATGAACGCATGTCATCCGGCCTGGCATAGTTAGCCGAGATATCTCTTTTACTACGAATCCGTAATGCTCCATGAACTCCTGATAGTCGCGGCAATTTGAAAGATCGCGCTCCGAACTCGAATAGTGATAGAGCCCCGCGAAGGGCGGAGAATAAACCGAAAGGTGTATCGATTCGCTAGGAAGTTTCGCCATCAACTCCATGCAATCACCATTATATAGCGCGTACTCATCGGTGATTTTCTGCTCGATTATAGCCATTCAGGAACCTCCTCGGGTTTCGTAAACTTAATACTTCGATCAATATTTATTGCATGATTCATTTCGGAAACGAGAGCGGAGAACATCCTATCGGCCGCGTCGCTTTTCCGTTGCATATTCCTTCTCACCCCCTCCTCGCCATCCGAGATCACTATGTCAACCGTAACAGGGCGCTTTTGCCCGAATCGCCAGAAACGACGGATTGACTGATAAAACTGTTCGTAGCTATGCGAAGCAAAGGTAACTGTATGATTGCAATGTTGCCAGTTCAAGCCCCATGCCCCGATCTTCGGCTTAATAATCAATCCGCGCACATGCCCCCGCGCAAAGTTTGTATATGCCTCCTCTTTTTCGTCATCGCTATTCTTTCCCGATACTTGTACAAAATCAGGGAGCATCCTGTCAAGATAGTCTCCCTCATCATTCATATGACACCAGATAACGGCTGGCTCTTTTGTATTGGCAACTAATGACGCGGCCTTTTCGCATCGCTTTTGTATTGTGCGCCTTCTCTCTGCACGCTCCTCGCGCCAATTAGTCGCCGGAAGATTGAAAAGCATATCGGGCGCGGCCGTATCAGATTTGACTATATGCTCATTCTCAATAAGCGGCGGGAGGATGAAATCAGAATCATCGAACCCAAGATCGGAAGGCTTGCGTGCCGCCCTCGCCCATGAACAAACCCAGCGCCAGAAAGCCTCTTCGGCGTGGCCTTTGAATCTCCAGTTTTGAGCCTTGCCCCCGTTTCTACGCTCGCGCTTTATACTGCAATTGTTTTGATCATTCTTAAAGAATCGCCCAAGCATGTCCATCATACCCAACTCGCCAAGGGCCTCGCTTGACGTTCCCAGTTCTATATAATCATTGGGAGCGGCGGTCGCAGTCCATAGACTACGATAAGGAATCGTCCGCATGAACTCCGTAACCTCGGCCCGGTGCTTACCTGAAAAGTTTTTAATCGCGCTTGACTCGTCGCATATCACCCCGCCAAAATCTGATGGATTAAAATAATGCAATCGCTCGTAATTCGTAGTTACTAGGCGCTTCCCTTTGAAAACTCCATCCCGCGACTGTACGCAATCAATCCCAAACTTTTCCGCCTCGCCCACGGTCTGCGCCGATACCGCGAGCGGCGCAATAACTAATACCGGCTTATTGGTATGCCGAACTACATTTTCACCCCATACCAATTGCATCGGGGTTTTACCAAGGCCACAATCATAGAAGTTCCCGCACTTCCCCCTTTTAATTGCCCACTCTACGCCGAACTTCTGAAAATCGAAAAGAAAATCTGGCATGAATATAGGGGCGAATCCGCTATTATTCCCATCTTGCAATTTTGATTGTAGAAACTCGGCGTACTCCACTATTGCCCCCTTAGTCTAGCCAATTCATCAAGCGCACGCTTCCTGGCGTCGTCGGTTTGATCGCCTACAGGTTTACGCCTTCGGCATCGCTCGAACGGCTTAGCGTCGTCTGCGTACTTTTCAACGCCATTCGCCATAAACCCGGCAAAGGTAGGATACACCGGAAATAGTTCCATGTCAATATCATTTTTGATTTTTGAATAGTTTGTTATAGCCTGGGAAATTTCGTCATCCGAATAGGCCCCGAGGGTACGCAAGGCTGCGCCCAAATCATCCGGTTTCATGTTAATCGATGTAAAGCGAAAATGGGGCAGGTTTTCATAGCCGTTCCATGAGGCTATGTGCATGTTTATTCTGTTGCTTCCGTTAGTAACTGGATTAGAAGAATTAATATAAGAAGTATTAAGAGAAGATATATCCTCTTCCTCTTCCTCTTCCTCTTCCTGTAGGGTACTGATACCCTTTTGATACCCTTTCATAACTCGATCATATAATCCATATTTCTTCAAAAGAGCGATATACTTGCGATGAGGAGGGCATTTTTCGGTTAATTCCCCATACTGGAAATCGCAAAAATCGACGATGAACCATTTACCAGATTCTAGCACCTCGATATTCCCATTACATTTTTTTACAACAGCTCTGAAATCGAAAGAGGTAGTGCCGAGGATATAATCAGTCTGGGCCTGGTTTGGTGTCCATACTCCGACGCAATCACATTTAGACAAGAGTACATCGCGGAAAAAACAGCGCTCTAGCGCCGTTAGATTGTGGTACCATTCCTTTTCGCATAATTCGGTATCGAAAAATCTATCTGCCATATTGCTCCAATGCCGCGAGGGCGTCACTATAAATAAACTCTATCTCCTCACGCGTTGCCATGCGCCACGATTCCGGCCTGAGTCCTAGAGACAATTCACTTTCAAATAGTGACATAGGCTTGCCTGGAACAGTTTCATTTTTGCCAACTCGAATAACTCGCGCTATTGTTCCTGAAACAATGCTTATAACGATAGTTCCGGGCTTTACTTTTAGCGCCTCCTTTTTAGTCACTATTTCCTCCTCGCCTTCGGATCATCGGGACAGTAAAATCTCCAGTCACAGATATCATAAGTTAGCATCGAGCGGCGATATATTCCCGAAGGCATCCAATCCTTCCGACGTGCCACGCGATTAGCGTATTTCTTGAACCACTTTCGCCTTCGCCCATGATGCCCACAATCGGTAAACCACGGTGCCTTATAGCTTCGACTCAATTATACCTCCTTTCCGAATGTCTCGATTAAATACCTCTCCATTTTCTGCCGAGCTGGCCTCCACCATATATCACGCTGGCCCATCGGAAGTTTATCATAGCACGCATATGCCTTTCGCTTTGAGCGGAATGCGGCAGTACTAGAATATGCGCGATTGGGGTCCGGCGCCAATGTCCAACGCCGATCCTGCCACCAATACCCACCATCCCATCTAGTGACGCAATACACCATACCGCCTCCGTTAACACGAATGCCCAATGCGCGATCCTTGGACCACCGATAGAGCAATCCTATCAAATGCCTACGTAATACCAGATCAACCGTCTTAACGTCAATCGCCGTACACCGATAACCGCGCCAGTAGACTATATCACCATTTTTTATATAACTGCAATAGGTTGTATGGTTGTAGTCGGTATGGATATGCTGCACTTGCCATCGTACAATGACGAGGCCAATTATGAGGATGGTTAGTAAAATCATGCTAGCTCAAAATGGCGGAGAATCGGTATATTCTTGCCTTGCCCTATCCGCCGCGTATTGATCGTCATTACTCGGGGCCGTTCTATTCGGAGCGCCGCGCGGCTCGTCCAGCGTGATCGAAAAATCCGGGTCTTTCCGTCCCTCGCGCTTGCGGTGCGAATTGTCCCATACCGTGATACGAAACTTTCTATCGAATAACTCAACGACCCCCGAAGCGAACGGAGCCTTAGCATTGCTACTGTTCTTTAGCCACAGATTGCCAATATAGTCCATTAATTGCT